ATCAAAATACTTTGACGTTAATATGTTGATTGCAGAGGTGCTTCCTATCCTGAATAAGCATGGGATCACATTATTGCAGCCGATTAATGATGGAGAAGTATGCAGTGCAATCAGTGATGGCAATGAAGTAATTGAAAGTAGAATAAAACTTCCTGAAATCAATGATCCTCAAAAGCTTGGATCAGCGATTACATACTTCAGGAGATATACTTTGCAATCACTTTTAGCTTTACAGGCAGAGGATGATGATGCAAATCTTGCCTCTGGAAAGGTTGCACAGAAACAGAAGCTCACAGAGAGTGGGTTTCAAGCAGTAATGAAATCAGACAGAAACACAGCTTTAAAAGCACTAAAAACAAGAGATGTATCTCCTGATCAGTTAAATCAAATAAAAACTAAATTCAATATATAATTATGGCAAACGATAAAATTTTTGCAGATGGCTTCATAGTGAAGCGTAAAGAAACAGCTCCTGAATTTGTAATTGCATCCGTTTCAGTAAAAGTGGATGACTTTGGAAAGTTCGTAAAGGAACACGAGGACAAAGGATGGATCAATATGGATATAAAGAAATCTCAATCTGGGAAATTATATGCAGAGCTGAACACTTGGAAACCTGATCAGAAGGTAGAAAAGGTGGCACAAGGGAAAGATGATTTGCCTTGGTAGTGTAGATGGGAGTAGTTTCGGCTGCTCCCTTTTTTTAACTTAATAATTTACAACAATGAAAGAAGATAATAAACATATATATATAGGCAGCACAAGTGAATTGTGGGGAGGTCAAAATGGAGAGGTAAACATTCAAACTGATAATGGATACACATTGACATTTTCTGCATTTAATCTTTACAGAGATTTACCTGCTTTGAAGGAAATTTCAGAGAAAGAAATAATGTTAGTTTTGGATGAAATAAAAAACAATTTTAAACAATGAAAGAAGTAATTGAAACGAATGAGAAATATCATTCAAGTGATGCAATCTCTGCATCTGGATTAAAATTTATAGCAAAAAAATCAGTGCATCATTTTTTAAACAAAAAATTTCTGGAATCTCCTGCAATGAAGTTCGGAACTGCTGTGCATACTGCAATGCTCGAATCTGATAAGTTTTATCAGGATTACTATGTGATGCCGAAGGTTGATGGCAGAACAAAAGAAGGCAAAGCTTTAAAAGCAATGCATGAGGAGAAGGCACAGGGAAAGATTGTGATTGATGAATTAGATCATCACAGAATAAAAGAGATGATAAAGAATCTTGAATCCCATGATCTTGCAAAACAATACTGCAATGGAGAAATCGAGGTTTCTCATTATGGGCAAATAAATGGAGTTGATGTGAGGGTTCGACCTGATTGCAAAAATATGATTGCAGGATGGGTGTCGGATGTAAAAACTTGTCAAGACAACTCTCCAGATAGATTCAAATCAGATATTTACAAGTTTAAATATCATATTCAGGGAGCGTTTTATTGTGATGCACTAGGGATTGATCCTTCTGCATTCAGATTCGTTGCTGTTGAGGTTAATCATCCTTATTCAATCGAAGTTTATGGATTATCAGATGATATGATTGAGAGAGGTAGATTTGAATACAAAAAAGCATTGGAATCTTGGAAGCTTTACAAGGATACAGGAGTAATATTAGGTTATGAATCAGAAAACAGAAATGAAGATGGATCGATTATCATATGATACAAGATGGAAAACTTTAATGAAGGATATCAATAAACATTTTTCATTAGATATTAGGAACAAAAATCGTGGGAGGCATTACGTGGAAGCTCGGTGGATTTATTATCATGTTTGCTTCAAAGTTTTAGATTATCCTGTGGTATCAATAAGCAAATCACTGAATAAAAATCATGCAACTATTTTGTATGGATTGAAGCAATTTGATACATTTATTGATATTGATCCTGTATTTAAAAATAAATTTTTTAACTTTTTAAAAGGCAAACAGTATCATTTTGTACAGGAAGATTTAACGAAGCATCAGCTTGAATATCAGTTGAATATGGCACTCGCAAGGGTTTTAAAATTGGAAACAAAATTAAATTCAATTTATAAATGAACCTTTTATTCAACAGAATAGCGTATTTTTTTATTAATTTAGTGCAAATATTTTTTCAATTGGCAGGAGGTTATCATAAATATTTAGGAAAAGAAGATCGGTTGCAGCATCAAGTGATGCAATACATTGCAGCTCAATATCCATTTGCATTAGCTACTCATGTAGCAAATGAAGGAAAGAGATCTCCCTTTGAAAGATTCAAGTTTAAATATCTTGGAGCAAAGGCAGGGATACCAGATATTTTGATCTTTGATCCGAATGAGAAATACAATGGATTAGCAATTGAATTGAAAGCAGGTAAAAATAAGCCAACTCCTGCACAAAAGGAATGGCTTGAGGAGCTTGAAGTAAGGGGATGGGCAGCAATGTGGCTCAATGATTTTGATGATGTTGTGAGCGTTTTAAATAAATACTTTAAAGATGAATTATAGAGGGGTATATTTTGATGAATATAATCAGAAAGTGAGATGGACAGCCAACAGCACTTCAGATATTGCATACAGTTATCAATATGTTGGATCAATGACAAAAGTTGAGTTTGATCTTTTCATTGAGGTGCTTTGGGAATTATATCAAGATGGAGCAATTTCCTTGAATGAATTTAGAGAAATTTTCGGAGATTTGAGGGATTTTTGCGACAGGATAAAAAGCTTAGTAAAATGATGTTTGATAGCAATTTCATATGTATAGATGATGATTTTGCATACAGCAGATGTAAGGATCAATGTGATCATTGCAAAGAGTACGAAAGAAACAGAGAACAGAGAAACGATGGAAGTAAACAAAATAATCAAGCCAGAATGGTTTGAAAAATATGCAGTAATCCCTTTTGAGATCTTCAGAAAAAAGGGAGTTTCAATGGCAGCAACAGGATTGTATTCGTGGCTTTTTTCACATGAAAAGAATCAGGATATTACAATGCAATTCATTGCAGGTCATTTTAAGGATGGAAAGGATGCCATCAATTCAAAAATCAAAGAGTTGGAATCACTTGGGTTTCTAAAAAGAGAAGAGGTTCGGATTGGTGGCAGGTTTGCAGGATACAATTTTCATCTTGATTTACCTAACCATAGCGGAAAAACCGCAGCGGAAAAAACCATTGCGGTAAATCCGCCACAAAGTAATATACATTATAATGTACAAGACAATGTACAATATAATATACAAGAAAGTAATATACCTAAAAATGTTTTAGATGCCTTTCCACACTTTAAAAACCTGTTTGAAGATCGGCATCATCCAAAAACAGAAAGTCAGGAAAAGAAGTGGATTGAATGCCTTGATAAAATTCAAAGAATTGATGGATACGATTTGAGAGAGGTATATCAAGTGTCACAGGATCTTAGAAAAGATGATTTCTGGAAAGTTAATTTCCTATCCCTTTTGAAGCTTCGAAATCGTGATAAGAATGGAATCCTTTATGTTGATCGATTTATGGCAATGAAGCAAAGTAAAAAGCCAAAAGCATATAAGATGATCAGCAACTTGATTAAATTCTATTTATACAAAGATCCTTCAGGAAAGGAATTAATCGGTGCAAAAACTTTGAAATCAGAGCTTGATGGATTGGCTTTGAAAAATAAACTCGGAGATAATGAATATCAGAATCTCCATAAATACTTGAGCAATGTTGGAAATTAATCAAACATATTGGCTTGATCTTCATGAGTGCGAACTTGTGAGATTCGTTGCTAATCAAAGACAATCAAATAAAGAAGCCACAGGATTGGATGGAAAAGGCACAGTGAATGAAAGAAGCAGCGTTGATCTTAATTCTGCAGGATTTGGAGCTGAATATCTATTCTGCAAACAAATGAATCTGATGCCTGATTTTTCAGTAGGCAATACATCAAAGATCAAAGGAACTGATCTTTATGATGCACAATGGAATGGGATGACAGTTGATGTAAAAGTCAGTAGAAAGCACAATAATCCAATGATGATTCCAACGTATTCAAAATGTGATGTTAAAATTTTTGCTTTCTTTGTGGGAGATTTACCCACATATACTTTCAAAGGGTTCGCTACAAATGCAATGGTGTTTGATGATAGAAATATCAGAATGACAAGAGTAGAATCTTATGTTTTAAAAACAACAAAAATGCTCTCACTTGAAGAGCTTAATTTTTTAATCAATGACTTATGAAAAATAGAATTTTAGAATTAATAAACTTTAATGCAGTGAAATACTTTTTAATTTTTTCAGGCATTTTATTTTTTTGGAGCTTTATAATTATTATTGTTGCAAACTTATTATTACCAATATCAGAATAAAAACAATCAGAAACAATGAGAGAAAAACTTGAAGAGCTTGGGATCTTACTGAAAAGATCATCAGGATATGTAAAAACAAAATGTCCTAAATGTTCACACAATAGAAAAAACAAATCAGATAATTGCCTTTCTGTTGATATCGACAAGGGAGTTTACAATTGTCATCACTGTGGATGGAGTGGGAATGTGAAATTTGAAAAGAAAAAAGAATACATCAAACCTCCAAAGATAGCAGCAGAGGTAAATGATCGAGTGATTGAATGGTTTTCATCCAGAGGGATATCAGAGCCAACTGTTTCACATTGGAAGATCGGAGAATCATTGGAATATATGCCACAGGTTCAAAAGAAAAGAAGATGCATTAATTTCAATTACTTCAAAGACAATGATCTGATAAATGTAAAATACAGAGATGCAGAAAAGAATTTCAAGCTTGTTTCAGGAGCAGAGCTGATTTTCTATGGCATCGATAATCTGAAGGATACAAAGAAATGTTATATAGTGGAGGGGGAAATGGATGCTCTTTCACTACATGAAGCAGGATTGTACTCTGTTTGTTCAGTTCCTAATGGTGCATCCAAAGGATCACAGAAACTTGAGTATCTTGACAATTGCCATTCCTACTTTAAAGATAAGGAGGAGATCATTCTTTGCACTGATAATGATGATGCAGGATTGCAGCTCCGAAATGAACTTGCAAGGAGATTAGGATCTTATCGTTGCAAATACGTTGATTTTAGCGACTTTAAAGATGCTAATGAGGTTCTTATACATAAGGGAGCTGAAACGCTGCGAAACATCATTAAAAATGCGAAAAACTTCCCATTGGAGGGTGTTCTTGATCTTGATAATATTTGGAGCAATGTTTTATCATACAATGAGAATGGAGTAAAAAACTATTCTTTAGGATTAGGAGAATCTGATAATTACCTCAACATTCAGATGGGAGAATGGAGTATTGTAAGTGGCATCCCTAATTCAGGAAAATCAGATATAGTTGATCAGATTCTTTGCAATTTAGCGACAAAGGATGATTTCAGATGTGCAATGTTCTCTCCAGAATCATTCCCTTATGAAGGGCATATCAAAAGGATTGCAAATAAATTGAATCATAAAAATTGCACTTCAGAAGATCTCAACAATACAAAGGATTTCATTGAGGAGCATTTTTTCTGGATAAAAATTGATCTTGAGAATCTAACATTAAAGGGGATTCTGGATGCATTCAGGGATCTTGTATTTCAAAAGGGAATCAATGTATGCGTGATAGATCCTTGGAATATGCTTGACCATTCAGCTCAAAGGGATTTCAGCTATGTTGGAAGGATACTCTCCGAGATCACGCAGTTTTGCCAACAAACAAAAACGCATTTATTTTTAGTGGCACATCCGAGAAAGATTGAATCAGTGGAGGGAGTTTATAAGAAGCCAACTCTTTATGATATATCAGGATCAGCAGATTTTTTCAATAAGGCATACAATGGAATCATTGTGTACAGATGCATCGGTCAAAAAACAAGCTACAAATCTGATGCAGTGAGAATCTATATTGAAAAGGTAAAAAGGAAAGAGAATGGGCAGCTCGGAGATTTTGAGGTTGCACCTGATTTTCTCAATGGTGGGGTTTACAAGCCAGTGGATGCAGAGAATAAAAAGTTTGAAGTAATAAAAGACACAAATATTCCATTTTAATTTTAGTTATATGAAAATTTTGAATTTATACGCTTGTTTGGGAGGTAATAGGTATTTATGGGGGGATGATCATGAGATCACTGCAGTTGAGTGGGATGAAGAACTTGCAAAGTTATATCAAGAACGATTCCCTAAAGACAAGGTAATTGTGGCTGATGCTCATCAATATCTTTTAGATCATTACAAAGATTTTGATTTTATATGGAGTTCTCCTCCTTGTCCTTCTCATTCAAGAGCGAGGTATTGGGGTTTCGGTTCAAATGGTAAAAAACCAATTTATCCTGATTTAAAATTATATGAAGAAGTTATTTTTTTAGAGTATCATTTTAAAAGTAAATATGTTGTTGAGAACGTAATACCTTATTATGAGCCATTTTTTAATCCTGTAAAAAGACACAGGCATTTATATTGGTGTAATTTTAAGTTACCAAATATATTGAGTGATAGAGATAATTCAGGTGCTTTAAATCAAAAAAGCGTTATGCAAGATTTAATAGATTTTCATAAATACGATTTTAAAAAATATAAAGGAAAACAAAGAATTTTAAAAATAGCGAGAAACCTTGTTGACTATGAAGCAGGTAAAACCATACTTGATACAGCTATGGGTATAATTATAAAGCAAAACATAAAACAAACAGAATTATTTTGAAATCAAAGTTTACTCCTTCCAAAGAGATGCAAGATGCAATGAGTTGGTGCTTAAAAAATGGCATCAAACAATATCTTGTGCCTAATTTAAGAGAGTTCTGGATTGTTGTTGATCAACAGGGAAAGAAAACAAAATCATCAAAGAAATATGAAAAGCAAAGTGAAGCAGAACAGAAGATTTGGGAAATTTATTTGTACTTTTATCAAAAATTAAACAAATGATTAGCATTACATTTTTTCCGATTTATGGTATTACAGTGGGATTGAACTATTGTGATTCAAAGCTTCAAGAGATTGAAACTCCTGAAGGTGTTGAGGAGCGTGTTATTCAGATAATGCTTTTCGTTTTTGGTATTAATATAGTATGGCAAACAAATGGTTAAAAAAGTAAATATATCCGAAGTAAAGGAGAATCCAGATAATCCGAGATACATCAGAGATTCAAAATTCAAAAAGCTTGTTAAATCTATCAAAGAGTTTCCAGAGATGCTTGAAAAGCGACCTATTGTTGTTGATGAAAATATGGTTGTTTTGGGTGGCAATATGCGTTTGAAAGCTTGTAAATCTGCAGGATTGTTTGAAGTATATGTCAATATTGCAAAAGGATGGACAGAGCAACAAAAGAGAGAGTTCATTGTAAAAGATAATATTGGCTTTGGAGAGTGGGATTGGGATATCCTTGCAAATGATTGGGATTCAATTCAGCTTGAGGAGTGGGGTTTGGATGTATGGAAACCAGAGGAGGATGTGGATTATTCTATTTTAGATGATGATCTAATGTCTGAAGATTTAGAAGATATGAGGAATGGAGTTAAAAAGGCAATACAAATTCCTTTTGAACTTGAGCATTATGAAGAAGCTTTTGAACTCGTAAAATATTGGAGAGAAAAAGGAGCTTATGTAGGTATGATGTTAATCGAGAAACTTAAAAAAGAGAAGGATGCAGAAAATTGATTTAGTAAAAGTAGATCACAGTACAAAAATAGGAGACGTATGTGGGGATATTAATCCAAATGTTACAGAAGATAGTATATTTTTATACGAAGGAGAGCCAATAGGTTTTTATCTAAAAGATATATCTAAACATTCGGAGAAAGCTTCAAAATTAGCTGCTTTAGCTAACAAAGAGTTGAGATCTAAAAGTGTTCCAAAAAGCACTATGAAGAGATCTAGTGGATTTGCTAACTCTGAAAATGAAGTTTTGCAATACAGCACTATTATAGGTAGCGTACCTCCAAAGCCACATATGCGACGTCCTTATCCTACTATCAGTAGTGTTCATAATGTTAAAACAGCTCAAACTTTCATTAAAGCTATGTTATTGTTATGTAGAGAAAGTGAAGAGATAATAAAGGAATTAACTCCTAATATATTTGAAAAACAAAAGAAATTGATTGAGGATAATGTGCCAAAAGAATGGAGGTTCGGTAGATTGTTTACAAGCAGCATTTCAAATTACAACATCCCTGCTCCATTTCATCGTGATGCAGGAAACATTGAAGGATGCGTAAATGTTATTATTGCTAAAAAAAATAATGCAACAGGAGGTAACACTACTGTTCCAGATTATAACGCTACAATGGATTCGTGTGATAACTCAATGTTAGTTTATCCTGCGTGGAGAAATGTTCATGGTGTTACTCCTATTGTGCCAACTTCAGAAGGAGGTTACAGAAACTCACTTGTGTTTTATCCATTAAAGGCATTCAAAAATTTATAATTTTTTTTAAAATTTTTTTGTTTTCCCTTGCGTAAGTGAAAAAATATTTTCATATTTGTACCAACAAAACGAAACAATTATGAAAACAATGGAAAACATCACAATGGTAAACTTGGAAAACCCTGCACATCTTGAAGCCAAAGGATTAGCAAAATGTTGGGAAGCATATTCAGAAAACGCATCTGGAGAAGATATTATGGAAATTGGATTCAATCCTAATTCAGGTTATGTTTATATAGCTTTAGAATATGGAATCCAGATTGCAAGTTCATTTGGGCAGGAAGTTGATTTTATTGTAACTGATTTTGAAACAGGAGAAGAGCATTTCCTTGATTCTTATGAAGATGCAGAAGATAAGATTCAATCATTATGAGAACAGAGTTAAACGACTTGAAAGATCAGTTAAAAGATGTTGAAAGGAATATTAATTATTCAAAATCAATCGGAATGCCTAAAGATTCAAATATATTCAGATACTTGATTGATAGGAGGTTCAGATTGATTGATACAATAAACAATATCAGATAAGCAAAATCGAATAAACATAACAGCCATCCAATAGGGTGGCTTTTTTTTTATACTTTTGTGAAATGGCAAATAGACAAAATTCGGCACTAAAAAAGGCAATGATCGAAGCATTGGAAAAATCATTGTGCGTTGTTACAACAGCTTGTAAACAAGTTGGTATTGATCGGCAAACGCATTACAATTGGCTAAAGAGAGATAAAAAGTACGCAGAGGAGGTTGAGAACCTTCAGGATATTACTTTAGATTTTGCAGAGAGCCAATTGCATAAGCAGATCAAAGATGGTAATACAACAGCAACGATCTTTCTTTTGAAAACAAGGGGAAAGAAAAGAGGGTACATTGAGAGGTCAGAGCTGCAAATCGGAGGACAAGTTGAAAGTAAAGTAATTGAATGGCATCCATCCAAAAAGGAAGAGTAACAGAGTATTGCAACATCCAATTCTATCAGGCACTGCAATCAAAGGAGAGGGTTAAGGTTTTTCAGGGAGGTACAAGATCTGGAAAAACCTATGCCATTTGCCAATACTTAATCTATTTACTTACTACAAGAGAAGATCCTTTGGTAATTTCGATTGCTAGAAAAACGCTTCCTGCTTTGAAAGGATCTGTTCAGAGGGATTTTATCGGCATATTGGAAAAGCTTGGAATCTATTATCAAGGGATTCATAATAAAGCAGAGAACACATATAAATTCAAAAACCATCTTGTTGAGTTCCTTTCAGTGGATGAGCCACAGAAGATCAGAGGTAGAAAGAGAACCCATTGTTTTATGAATGAAGCCAATGAGTTGCACTTTGAAGATTTCAGGCAGATATCAATGAGAACAACAGAGGAGATCATCATTGACTTTAATCCATCAGATCCTGTGCATTGGATATATGACGAAATCATTGATCGGGATGATTGCTTTCTATCAATTACAAC